TACCATTTTTAACCGCAACAGGAACTTCAGCAAATGGAGCAACAGTACCAACTGCATATCAATCGGCAAACAATGGTGGTGGTAATGTCGCAGTTGGATCTGTTCCAATTATTACATCAACTCTACTATCACCATTTTCTACCGCTGGTGCAACTCCAGACCCAATCATCCTCAGCAACTTCCAAATTCTTATTTCTGGCACTACTTTATTCCAACAGCAATTGCAATATGGATATGAAGAGTTTTATGAACAGATGGTATCCATTAATCAACTAAATGGAAGTCTAACAACTGGACTTGGGTCTGGATTGATTGGCTACAAAGAATGGCAATATTTATACAGATACTATGTGGGCAATGCTTCAAGAATTATACCAAGTGAAGAGGGTATGGCAAGAAGTGTCCAAATTCAATGCATTAATAAATCAGCAGTCGCTATTGACCTTATGGTCTTTGTAGAGTACGAAAAGAGTATTACAATCAATATGGCAACTGGTCAAGAAATTGCTTAAATCGAATTGCATATAAGCCTTTGCAAAAGGCTTTACCCAAAGCGACCGTATGCAATCGTAATAAATATTTAATTTGAAAATAATTATAATCTAATAAATATAATAACCCTATTTTTTTTACCTATTAAATTTACACTCAGTGTCAAGACTTACAAAGTCCATTCACAGAATGCATTCAGTTCCAATGGAATTAGACCACGATGAAGTGGAAGCCCTTTCAATGGGATTGGGTATCTCAATTAATCCACATCATTTAAAACATACAGGAAAACACATTGTTGTATTGCATCCAACCACATTAAAAAAAATGATGGCCAATCATAGTAAGGGCAGACATCATCTATTAAAGTTTAAGAAAGGAGAAGGATTTTGGGATTCTCTGAAAAGAGGTGTAAGGCATGTCGCCCATACAGTTGCACACCATGCAAAGCCAATTATTAAAGAGAGGCTACCAGCAATGGCAAAACAAGCAGGTAAATATGCTGGAACTGCATTAGGAAAAATGTTAGCAGAAAAATATGACCTTGATCCAGCGATGACTGAAAAATATGGAAGTATGGCTGGTGAATATTTAGGAGAAAAGGGGGGTGAACATTTGGCTCATAATATGGGAGAGGGGCTTAGACATCATAAACATTTAAGAATGCACGGAGGTGCTGTAAGAACTCATAGTCGTCATATTGTAGCCCCACCAGAAGCTTCAGGTGTTATCCAATTAGGCTCACCTTATGCAAGAGTTGATTCTCCACAAATGAATCCATTCTTTAGTAATGTTAATCAGAACGGAGGAAACAACCCACTTGGAAAAGTTCATAGAACTATGAGCGGTGGCAGTTTTGCTCCTGCAGGAGGTGGAGGCCTTCACCATCGTCATCACCATAAATATGTATCACTTTAAACAGAAATTCTATGAATTATCCGACCCAAAATTTAATTTAATGCAAAATAAAATATAATGTATAATATATAAAAGATAAAATGATGACCAATATTGATTTAGAAAATATGGCGGACAAATTAAGTCTTCCAATAGTTGGAGTATTTAGTAAAGATGAGTTAGTAAATGGACATAGGCCAAGACAAGTAGGAAGTTATTATATCAATATGCAGGATAGCACTAAAGGCAACGGCACACATTGGGTATTTGCAAAGATATTTGAAAGTGGACACGGTCTATATTTTGATAGTTTTGGATTTTCGCCACCGATAGCAGTACAAGAATTTCTTAAACCATTTAAACCTTATGCTGTAAATAATAGAGATATACAAGATTATTATTCTGAGAACTGTGGTAGATTTTGTTTGCTGTGTGATTATCATACCCCACAATATGACGACTATCATAAGTATTTAGAATTATGGAGTGATGACAAAAAGCGGAATGATAAAATATTAAATGAATTATTACAAGCCATTGCATAGGCATCGCCTATTATTTTTGGTAAAACTTTTTTTAAAAGGTTTAATATACATAACTAAAATGTCAATCATACAATCTGTACTATTCAATAAAAATTTAAACACATTTGATGAGAGCTATAAATGGTTATTAGAACATGACTTCAAAACATATAAATGCGACATTACCGAAAACTACTACAGATGGAGACAAGTTGATCCTAAGAAAAATTCTGCATTTAGATTAAAAACAATTGACGAGAAAAGGCAAATAAAATTTGTAATGGAATATCCAAAACAAAAAAGCCAACCCCAAACATATAAACATAATTATGGTCGTCGAGTATAATTAATTTAATTTATTTTTTTTTTAATCTTATTTATATAAACAAAATTTTTATATTAAACATTTGAAATTATTAATATATAAAAAAACATTTTCAAAATGATGAAACAAGAAATCAAAGATTCTATTTCAGAGAACCGCAAAAAAGATAGGCCTCTTTCTGATAAATCTGTAACGGCATATGTTTCAACATTATCATCTTTATATAAAAAGATATTCGGAGAAGATGATTTTGATATCGCAAATTTTAATAAGTATATTGAAATTCTTGGATATTTAGATGATATTCCATACAACAAAAGAAAAACAATTTTGGCATCACTTCTTACTGTCACCACAGATAAGACCGCATATGATAAATATCATAAGGCAATGATGGAAGACACAAAAGAATATGATAAAGAAATGGAGCAAAATTTAATGACTGATAAATATGAAGAGAATTGGATTACTGGAGACGAGATTGGCGAAAAAGGAATTCCACTAAAAGAAAGATGGGATGAATTAATTAATAGGCCAGATAAGACCCCATCAGATAAACAAGAATTGCAACAGTATTTATTATATGCTTTAACAAGTGGCAAAAAAAATATATTACCAAGAAGACTTTTAGATTGGACAGAAATGAAAGTTGAAACTCATGATGCCAGAGCAAAAGTAAAACCAGATTACAATATATATGACCCTAAGAAAAAGCAATTCTATTTTTACAGATATAAGACTGACAAATCTTTTAACAGGCAAATTATTAAGCCATCATTAGAATTAAAAAAAGATTTAGCACTATGGATTAAAAATAAGCCAGAGAGTGTATATTTATTTACTGATAGAAACAATTCTAAATTATCACCAGTGACTCTAAATCAAAGACTAAACAAAATATATGGAGATCATAAATCTATTAATTCAATTAGACATTCATTTATAACTGAAAAATATAAAGGCGAAGAAATGCCAAGCATTAAAGAATTAAAAGAGAATGCAACTAAAATGGCACATTCTGGATTAACCCATTTAAAATATATTAAGAGAAAAAAATAAAATGATTAATATATAGAGATATTTTTTTTTATGGCTCAGGAATTATCAGAGGTATTTTGGTCATTCTTAATTTCAAGTTGTGTTGGTTTATTATTAGCGATATGTAGGCTATGTTATAAAAGTAAATGCAAGGAGGTTAATTTTGGTTGTATAAAAATTATAAGAGACACACAGGGCGAAGAAGAGATTGATGCACGGCAACAAACTATACAACAAAATAATAGTGAACCAGAAAGCCCAAGAAGTGAAAGGGTTTAAACAGTTGTAAATGCCTCCGACCAATTGCACTTTTTTTTCATTTCGGTTAAATCCTCATCATCTGGTAATTCTAAAACCACTTTACCAAATATCTCAGGCTTAAATATCCTTCTCTTTTCTTGATTATATAAAATAGCAGAGTCCTCATCAAAGGTATTTAATAAACTCTTTAAAGTGCTTTCAAGATTTGGAATTAATTCCGTTATCTCTCTATGTATATATGGGAAATCAATTTCAGTATACATTTTTATTTCGTATAGCCTCTTAATAGTTATAACTATTCCTTTTTTAGGGTCATCAGGTTGGAACGATTTATCTAAGTCTTCTTTAGGAATTATTTCTGCAGTGTGTAGCATGCTAATAAAATGAGTAAATGCTGTAAAGCAAATAGTAAAAAATAATGACATTCTAAATACAGAACGACCTTTCTCTATATCAGATTCATTTTCATCTTGAAATATTTGAGTCTGTCTTTCGACATCCATATTAATAATATCAAAACCGCTTGGACTAATAAGATTAATATTGACATAATCAAAAATAGCAATACATAAATTAATAAGGCATTTAGTATTTGTTGGATCTGATAAATAACCATTATAGATATTTTGGATGTTGTCTAATTGAATTGATAAATTTTCCACACAATTATTTTCACTCATATTTTTTTTGTATATATTAATATAAATATATTTTATCAAATGAAAAATAAATATTTAGGATTTTATGCTGGATTTATTGTGTTTGCCTTACCAGTAATAATAGGCGATTTATACAGAGACTATAAGATAAGAAGAAAATTAAAAAGTATGTAAATAATAATTTAGGACAAGATTTTTTTTTGAAACATTAAATTTTAACAAACAATAATGGCTATATGTCAATATCAAATCAAATAAACCAAGTGTATATATGTTTAGGACAAGAGGACAAGAATTTTAATATATTCTTGTAGAGATTTATTTTTTTTCTCAGAATAAAAAAATATTTAAGATAGAAATATTTCAAAATCTTGTCCTCTCGTCCTAACCATATGCAGACTCCAGTATGGCGGTCTAATATGCTTGTATACAAATAATAATTTCAAAATCAAAAAATAATCTTGTCCTAAATAAAAAATATTGTTTAATAATGGCTCAATATATTGATTGCAATAAATATTGTGAATATATATGTTGATCATGTGGGCGACCTATCCGCAAACCATTAGAACGGCATCCTGATGCTCTGCGGTTCAATAATGGTTGACAAATAGGGCGACCCATTCGGCAACCATTGGGGCGACTATTGGGGCGAATAGATGGTCTGACGACCATAAAGGGGCGACCTATCCGCGACCCCTTAGAATGGACTCCTGAGGCTCTACGATGATGTGAGGCCTATAATTGGTGAACTATTCGGCGACCCCTTAGAATGGCTTCCTGAGGCTCTACAGTGTAATAGAGAGCATAATATGGGCGACCCCTTAGAATGCAATATTAAGGCTCTACAGTGTATTAACTGAGTTGAAATAGGTTTAAGGGTATAAAACATCATTGAGTTCAATATTAAGGGATTTCAAAGCAATATAGGGCTTATATAAGTAACTTAATTAAATATATTTAATTAAGTTACTTATATAAGCCCTATATTGCTTTGAAATCCCTTAAT